GAGAACGCCAGTTCGCAGACGCACCCGTCGCGGGTCTGCTCCTGCTGGAAGTCGATCGTCTCCCCCCACCCGAGACGGTCGACGGTGCCGGCCAGTGGCCGGTCGAGCGCGGTCATGGCCGAGACGACGTCGATGAGCTCCTGCACCCTCGCGCGCCGGGGCACCAGATCGGTGTCCCCGGAGACGGTCGAGAACAGGCAGCGCACCTCCACCGTCTCGTCGATGCGGTTCCCGAGGCCGGGAGCTCGCTGGTGCGTGAGCGTCATGGCCGCGTCGCCGGAGTAGCCGACCAGCAGGACGTCGTCCTCGAGCTCCTCGGCCACGCGCGGCCCGTCGAGCACCTGGACGCCGATGGGCTCGAGAGCGGCTCGGAGAGCGCGTGAGAGCGTCTCGTACGCCCGGATGACGGCTGTCCCGTCCTGGGGCCGCACTACGCGCTCCGAGCGTCGAGCGGGAGCAGGTAGGGCTCCATGAGGGTCTGCGCGGTGTAGGGGATCGCCCAGGCGGGCGCGCCGCCAGTTCGGTCCTCCCCGAGAGTCCCGGGTCGGGACGCTCGCCCGCGCTGGCTCTCCCAGAGGTGGCCGGCGACGTAGAGCACCGAGCGCACCAGATCGTCGGGCGGGTCGGTCCACCCGGCCACGACGGTCACGACGTAGGGACCGGAGTCCCCGGAGCCGTCCGGGAGCCAGATCAGCCCCGTGTGCAGATCGACCCGGTTCGGGGTCGTCGAGACTTCCCCGGCCGGCCCGATCACCTGCTCGAGCGCGGCGAGACGCACGGCGGGCAGCGCGAGCAGCCCGCCGTGCGCTCGGACGGAGTACGAGACCGTCCGCCGCCAGATCGGCCCGGTGCGGTTCTCGACCGTCGTGACCGCGGCCCGCAGGTGGCTCTCGAGCTCCCGGCGACGGGGGTCAGGCTCGTCGCCGTCTTTCCAGGTGACGTTCACGAACTCCGCGAGATCGTCAACCGTCAGCATCGAACCCTCTCCCCCGTCGTCGGAACTCGCGCCCACCGTCGTCCGCGGTGGCTACTTGGCCTTGGGCTGTTCGCCCTTGGCCGTCTCGGACGTGACCGGCCCCGGCTGCGCGGCGGCCTTGTTCTTGGCCTCCTGCTTCGTCGGGTCGATCTTGACGAGGTACTTGCTGCCGGAGTCGCTGGTGCGCTCCTCCGTGGGCAGTTCTCCGTAGAACGGCATGGTCACTTCCCTCTCTCGTACGGGCTCTCGAGCGGCGGCAGTTCGTCGCTCACGTGGTCGTTGCTGCCACAGTCGACGCAACGGAAGATGCACCCCCGGCACTTGAAACCGGCCGGCGCACCGGCACTCACGCGGTCAGGTCGATCTCGACGAAGGCCGAGGGACGGATGACGCCGAACCCGGCGCGGATCTCGACGAGGAACGCGACGAGGTTTCGGATGAAGAAATCCGCGTGCGAGTCCGAAACCTGGAGAGCGGCCTGCTCGCGGTCCCAGACCGTCGCCCAGCGCCAGTCGGCCACCATCGCAGTTCCGACGGGCATGGCCTCGCACTCGACGCGGGGCAGGCCCCAGAGCGTCTGAACCCCGTTGCCGGCGGGCCCGCCGAAGAGGAACGCGCCGGAGTTCGGCGTGCCGCCGTTGCCGTCGCGCAGCAGGTCGATGCGCTCGTTGTCCTCGGGGTTGACGACGTACGCGGACGCCGTCGCGCGGCCCACGGTGCGGACCTTGGTCTTGGCGCGACGCATCGTGACGAGCAGGTCGGTGTCGTACGACTGCCCGAGGATGCCGGGGGTGTTGAGCAGGCCGCGGAAGTGCTCGCCAGTTCCGGGGCCGGCCAGGATCTCGTCCTCGAGGAGCTGCTCGAGGTTCTGGCGCAGGAACGTGTCGATGATCGTGCGGACCTGCGCGGCGTCGGAGAGGGCGCGCTTGGTGGCGGGCATCCAGTTCGCCATCGTGCGGACGACCTCGGTGACCTTCTCGAAGTCGAAACCGCTCTCGGGCTTGAGGCCACCCACGGCCGGGGTGACCTGGCCCGTGCCAGTTCCGATCGGGGCGGCAGAACGAGCCTCGGGAACCGGGGCCGCGTTGTTCGTGAGCGTCCCCTGCTTCACGTACTCGATCGTGTCCGTGTTCGTCGTCCCCGTGGTGACGAGGTCGCGGAGCACGAGCGGCCGACGCGGAAAGTCCTGGTAGCCGAGACGCTGCGGCTCGAGCAGGATGCCCGCGGAGTCGTTGTGGTCGCCGGAGGTGAGCAGATCCTTGAACCCGCCGAACGCGACGGGGGTCGACCGCAGGCCCTTGTAGGAGTCGGGGATGCGGTTGTCGGGGAACTGACCCATCCACGACGTCCACTCGGACGACTTGGTGAACCGCTCGCCGGCCGAGCCCTTGCCGGCCACCGGGGGTCCGGCGTGCTCGAGCACGGAACCGGCCTTGGCCGGCTCGAGGAGACCGATCTCCGCGCCCCAGGACTTGATCTGGTCGCGGGTGGCCGCGTCGGCGGTCGCCTGATCCAACTGCGCCTTGAGACCGGTGATCTGGTCGCTGAACTGCTTCACGCTCGCACGCTCGTCGCTCGTGAAGTCACGGCCGGCGGCTTCGGCCGTGGCCGCGATGTCGCGGGCGGACTTCATCGCGGCGATGATCTGCGCGCGGATCTGGTCGGGGTTCATGCTGTTTCTCCTTCACTGGAAACTGCGGTCAGGGCGGCGACTTCCATATCCGCCACGGCCAGGAACGACGCCGGGGTGAGTCCCCCGACGGGTTCCGCGGAATCCCCCACCGGGTTTCCACGGTTCGCCTTTCCGGCGAGTTTCTCCCCCGCGAGCCGGATGGCCTTGGGAACGACGTTGCCCGCGATGGCGACCAACGTCGGAGCCTCGATGCGCAGGGCCCCGTCCTCACTCGAGTACGCGGCCTGCTGGTAGTTCCCACGCCCGGGAGGGTCGGCCCACGTCTCCATGTAGAGAACGACGTAACCCGGGTAGGTGGCCTCGACGCCGACGTACCACCAGTCCTCGGCGGGGAAGTTCAGCACCGTCCAGTCGGGCAGTGCGTCCGTCAGATCCTCGATCAGCTTCTCGTAGGAGCCCTCGAGGGTGACGAACGCTTTCTGCCCGCCAGAGTCGTCGGGCTGGTCGAGCGGCCCGTCGACGGGGAGAACTGCGACCCGCCCGGTGTCCTCGTTCGGGATGGCCGGCGTGTGGTCGCTGGCCTGCTCCTCGAGGTCGTCGGGGATCTTGGCGTCGGGGTCGACGGACTTGGCGGCGAGCAACTGCGTGGCCGGGTTCATGCCCTTGAGGCACGGCCCGACCTCGATCAGATCGAGCACCAGCAGTTCGTTCACGCCGTTCTTGGTCTTACGCTCCGAGATCGTGTTGTAGGCGAACGACGACTCCTTAAGGGAGCGTCGCTGCTGCAACTCGAACGCGCGGGCCGCGGCCGGGATGTGGAGGTCGTACTTCTCTCGCACCCAGAGCCCGCCGTTGTCGCGGATCTCGTCGGGCAGTAGCGGATCGCCCGGGGGCAGTTCCTTGATGTCGTCCACGACGCCGAGGTGCGCGTCGAGGTTCGACCAGTCGTGCGAGAACACGACGGGGATGGGATCGCCGGATGCCTTCCAGCGTTCGATCGAGTCGGAGAACGCACCGACCTGGACGGCGTCGCCGCCGTAGTCGACGTTGCCGAACACGGAGACGACGCGCTCGATGATGCCGGCCGGCTCGTCGACCGACTTCACCGTGAACGGCGCGGTCTTGATGTTTCTCATGCTCACCTCACAGTTTCCGGTGCGGAGTCGGTGGGACTGGCCTGCCCGCCCGTGATGACGTTCAAGGGCTGGATCAGTTCGTCGTGCTCGGGGCCGTCGAGCTTCGGGAGGTTGAGTCGCGCGCGACCCTCGTTCCGAGTGAGGACGGGTCCGCCGACCATCGTCTGCAACGACGCTGCCTGCTCCTCGAACGAGCCCTTGAGCTTCTCCGCGATGTTGAACTCGAAGTAGAACCGATCCGTGCCGGGGAACTCGGGAAGCAACTGCGCCCGCAGTTCCTCCTCGATCTCGACGAGATCAGGACCGAGGGTGTCCTGGTAGAGCTGCTTGTGCGCGCTCTCCATGTTCGAGTAGTTCGCGTTGTCCAGAATCCCGATGCTCGGGAGCGGGACGTGGTAGAAACGCGCGATCTCCTCGAGGTTGAACTTCCTGGCCTCGAGATACTGCGAGT